CTCTTACTGTAATTCTTAGCAGTCTTAAAGGCTTCGCTAATGGTTTGGGTTCTTTCGGTGCGGTAAAAAGCACCAATGATAAATATTGAAATTAAGATATCAGACCAGGAATTCGGGTCGACATCAAACTCACCAGCGTAGACTTTCTCTCCAATCTGCAGTCTACGTCTGGCACCAGAACCAACTATAGCGACTTCGGTGAATTTGTAGCCTTCATCAGCACAACGCATTATGTAACTAGTCAACGTGTTAACGACGTGTGCTGGTACTATATAATGGGGAAGTTTTGATTGTTCATACGCAAAATTGTTATGCGCAGCAGTAAGCAATGAAGGAACGCGATAAGCGAAACCTGATTTAGAAGCTAGTGGTATATTAATGGTGATGATATCACCAATCTTTAACGTAGTTAGCGCAGATAATGTGCAAACAACCAATAACCCTAACATGCTCTAGGACTATACAAAAACCATTGGGTAAAACAATTTTTGAAATCTTTGACCAATCTTCCCATATTGCTATGTCATGTTCGTAAGCAATATTGTAATCATTCATACCAAAGAAAACGGTTTTCTTGCCGAAACGAATGTTATATATTTTACTCTCTTGGGTGCCAGTTAGAGAGCGATCATAAATTTCGACGGGTATATGCATATAGACATATGCCTTCTTAGCCGCTTTCTTGATGAATATTTCAGCAAAGGTTTGCATGCTGATATCATAAGTCGAGTGCATGAAAAGCAGATAATCAGCTTTCTGATCACACTCAACTGCGCCTTTAAAACACACAGGGAGGTTGCCACCTTGAGATAATGAGTGGTAAACCTTGTTAACAGCATTAGTTCCTGCAAGCCTGAACATTTCACGAGAATTGTTGGCGAGGATACAATTATGCAGATCACCATCGTTTATCTTCTTTCTAGAAGAGTCACCGATGGTAATTATTCTGGCTTCTGGGTGTGCTTGATAAATATCTCTAACGACGCTATTGGCGCAATAGTCGGAGTAATCATTAAGGATCCTGAGGATTGGATGAGAGGAATCCTTATAGTGGGCGTTGGGCCCACAATCTTGATGAACGATCTTAGGCGAGAATATCTCAGTGAGATAACTTGCTTGTTCATCAGTAACAGCATACTTGTGCGTATACGCACTAGCAAGCTGATTCTTGAAAATACGGCCAATGATTTTCGCACGCTCACTTTCGATAGTGGCACGATCATCA